CCGCAGCACCGCAGCACCGCAGCACCGTAGCACCGCAGCACCGCAGCACCGTAGCACCGCAGCACCGTAGCACCATAGCACCGCAGCACCGTAGCACCATAGCACTGTAGCACTGTAGCACCGTAGCACCGTAGCACCGTAGCACTGTAGCACCGCAGCACCGCACTGTAGCACTGTAACACCGCACTGTAGCACCTGACTCTTTCGCCCAAATAAATGATAAAATAAAATAAAAAATAGCTGTTTTTTTACCCATTTTCTGCTATTATATAATGTAAGGAAACACTATATTATCAGAATATTCGCCCATAGGAGTTAATAACTCATGAGACTAAACAGTGCAACACAAACTAACAGAGCGTATGAACTTGAAACTGTTGGGTATAGTCACCCAAACTGTTGTACCGCAATAAATAGAGATAATGGTAGACAGTGTATGTATAAAGCGGAAGAAGGCTACAGTCTTTGTCCCAAACATAATATAGGAAAAAAATCTAAGGATCTTAGAAATTATCGCCTTGGTAAAGTAGCCAACAGAGTAAATGAGTTTGCAGATAATCCAAACATCAAATGCCTAAGAGAAGAAATCGGTATTGTAAGAATGGTGTTAGAGAATATTATTAATCTGTGTAATGGCGAACAGGATCTACTATTAAACTCTGCCCAAATTGCCAACATGGTAGAGAAGATTGATAAATTAGTAAATAGTTGTAATAAACTTGAAATACAAACCGATCAATTGTTAGATCGCAGTAAAATTGTAATGTTAGCAGACGGTATATTGAACATCCTAAATGAGGAACTTAAAGACGAAGAAGTTATTACAAATATTGCCTCAAGGATGGGGGAGTTATTAACTTAATGAAAGACATATTTATAAGCAGGATAACTAATGGTCTGAAAAAGAAATCAATAACGTGTTGCAGTCAGTGGAGCGAGAGATGCCGTATAATGGGGAAGCCATACCCCGGAGCTTGGAGCTTTAAACATCACCCTTGGCTCAGAGAAATGCAAGACTCAATGGCAATGTTTAACGTTGGTCAAAAAGCTGCACAAATGGGCTTCACAGAGTGTGTCTTAAATAAAACATTTTATGAAATGGATATTAACGGCGTAAGTTGTCTCTATGTTCTACCTACTAAAACGCCTGATGCAAGTGACTTTAGTGCAGCACGTTTTGACCCTGCACTTGAACTTAGTACATATCTTCAAAGACTATTCAGTGACGTAAAAAATGTTGGACATAAACGTGCAGGATCAGTTAACCTATATGTTCGAGGAAGTAGGTCACGACCCGGACTTAAATCTATTCCTGTCGGCTTATTAATCTTGGATGAAGTTGCAGAAATGTGCCAAGAAAATATTCCCTTAGCATTAGAGCGTATAAATGGGCAAGTAGAAAAACTATGTTGGGCAATTAGTACCCCGTTCATTGAAGGCGAGGATATTAATAAACTTTATAATGACAGTACACAAGAACATTTCTTTTTTATCTGCCCACATTGTGGTAAATTAACTGAGTTAATATTCCCAGAATGCTTCATTTATAAACCTGATGATATTAAAGCATCACAATATATTTGTAAAGAGTGTAAACATATTCTACAGCATGAACTTAAAGTAGATTGGTTGAGTAAGGGTAGGTGGGTAGCTCAAAACACTAACAACGACAATCGTGGTTTCCACGTCAACCAGATGTACAGTCCCGTAATTTCTCCCGGAGATTTTGCGGGTCATTACAAAAAATCATTGACAAATGCTGCCGATGAACAAGAATTTTATAATAGTAAACTCGGACTGCCCCATGAACCAGAGGGTGCGAGAGTTACTACTGAGGCAATAGAAAATTGTATGTCAGATAGACGTAAATCTGATTTACTAACTTACGACATAGTAACAATGGGTATTGATGTTGGTAAGTTCCTGCATTATGAGGTATCTGGGTGGAAAATCCCAAGTGTTATGCAGACCTCAGACATAAATATAGAAGCAAAGTGTGCAGTATTAGATGAGGGTGAACTCGATCATTTTGAACAACTCGATGCTTTAATGAGAAAATTCAGAGTGAACTATGCCGTCATTGATGCTAACCCTGAACGCCGTAAAGCCTTTGAGTTTGCCATGAGATTTTATGGTTATGTAAAATTATGCTTTTATGGTCAAGGTGTGAGTGGCAAACAGATTTCAGTTGGTAGTGAAGAAGAACAAACTATAACAGTTGATAGAACAAGTTGGATGGATATGAGTCTTGGTAGGTTCAGGAACCAAACAATCCAACTACCTATGGATATTAGTTTGCAATACCGTAAACATATTCAAGCACCTGTAAGAATCTTAGTAGTAAACCAAAACGGTAATACAGTCGCAAGATATAATGAAGGCAGTAAAGCAGACCATCTGGCTCATGCTCGTACATACGCGGAGATTGCTCTGCAATTTGCGGCATCCATTGGGACAAGCCAAGACATTACGGAGGCTATATGAATATTCAAAATCATACTAATCCAGAGTATGAAGCTAATAAAGCTCTCTGGAAAAAATGGCGATTAGTCTATAAAGGTGGTAAGGACTTTATTGAAGAGTATCTTAAACAGTTTACAACACGAGAAGATCGTACAGAATTTAAAGAACGTAGGGAGATAACATATTGTCCTGCTCATGCGAAAAGCATTGTAAACGAAGTAAAAAACAGCATCTTCCAACGCATGGTAGACGTAAGTCGTATTGGTGGTCCAGAAAGTTATCAAACTAAAGTTCATGGTACTGCCGGTGGGGTGGATCAAGAGTACCGCAACATGAATACTTTCATTGGTACAATGGTTCTTCCCGATCTACTGTCAATAAGCAAAGTTGGCGTTTATGTTGATATGCCTAAAGATGTTGGTACAACACTTAAAGACTCTATAGGTAAAGAACCTTATCTCTATAAGTATAAAGCAGAAGATATTTTATCTTGGACGTATGAAAGTATAAATAATAAGAGAATATTGACAAAACTGCTTTTGAGGGATACAGTTGATATTATTGATGAAGAGACAGGATTAACTGACGATACAGAATTTAATTATAGATTTTATAGTCTTGAAGAAGAAGGTGTAGTAGTAAGGATATTTGACGCAGACAGTGAACAGATTGAGTTAATAACTCTAACGATACCTGCTATACCTTTTGTTATATTTAGTCTTACTCAAAGTCTATTGGTTGATGTTGATAATTATCAAATTGCTTTGTTGAATATGGAAAGTGCGGATGTTAATTACGCTGTGAAAAGTAATTTTCCTTTCTATACAGAACAGTTTGATGGTAGAGCAACATCAAGTCACCTTAAACCACATCAAGGTACAAACACAGAGACAAGCACTAATACAACAGCGGGTGCAGCGAAAACAAATGAGATTAAGGTGGGTGCGTCAAAAGGTCGTAGGTATCCAAAAGATACTGAACGTCCCGGTTATATTCATCCTTCTCCAGAACCACTTCGCGTCAGTATGGAGAAAGAAGATAAAATTAAGTTAGATATACGTACACTAATTAATCTTAACATTAGTAACTTAAGTAATAGTAGAGCATCTGCTGACTCTAAAGAGATTGATGAACATAGTTTAGAAGCTGGCTTAAGTTATATTGGTTTAGAGTTAGAGCAAGGTGAAAGATTAATTGCACAGTATTGGGCTAATTATTCTGACTCTGAGACTGCTATAGTCAGTTATCCAAATAACTATAGTTTGCGTAGTGATGAAGAGCGTATTGAAGAGGGTAAAAAATTAGCTGATTTAATTAAGACAGTACCCTCTTTACTGTTTAAGAAAGAAATATTAAAGCAGATTGTTTATGTTGTTGTTGGTACAAAATTACCACAAAGTACGTTAAAAGAAATATATGCACAGATTGATGCCGCTAAAGTTGTTGTACAAGACACTGATACACTTAAAGAACATATTGAAATGGGTCTTGTAACAGCTAAGACAGTATCAGAAGCAGTTGGATATGAGTCTGGTGAGGTTGAAGAAGCTAAGGAAGAACACGCTGAACGGGCAGCACGTATTGTTACCGCCCAACAAGCAGCGTCTGAAAGCCTTGACAATCGTAATGATTCAGGACTCGATGTAATACAGAAAGATAAGACAAGAGGAGAGGCTGAATGACTCCCTATATTTCAGAAGCAGATGCAGTAACATATTTTGATGAACGCCTTAGAACAGATCCATGGGATGATACAACTGAAAGTAGTGGTGATAGACTTAGATCATTACAAGAAGCTACAAGATTAATAGATCGTTTAAATTTTTATGGGACAAAGACAAGTTCAACTCAAGAGAATGAATTTCCAAGAGAGGAGGAGACAACAGTACCAACGGATATTCAATATGCTTGTGCAGAGGTTGCACTAAAATTGTTAGATGGTTTCGATCCAGAAATGGAGGTTGATGGTCTTGCTATTGTGACAGCAGGGCTATCAACAGTTAAAACTACCTATGATCGTTCATTTGCGTTGGAACACACAAGGGCAGGAATACCAAGTGCTATAGCTTGGTCTTTCTTAGTACCCTATTTACGTGATCCCAATACATTGGATGTTAATAGGGTTTCTTAGGAGAAATAGAGATGAGTTATCAAATCAAGTGGGTTGGCGAAGATGAAGTTATTCCTGAAAAGGACGTTGTACCTGAACCAGAGAAGACTTATACACAAAAAGAGTTTGATGGTCATATGGCAGGACTACGAAAGAAAAGTGAAGCGTCCAATGAAGCCATGACCAAAGAGCTTGAAACATTGAAAGAACGTAGTAATCTAACCGCCCAAGAACGTACTGATTTGGAGAGTCGTTTAGAATCACTTAAAGAAGAATCTATGACTAAAGAGCAAAAGCTCAATAAACAGTTGAAAAAGAATGAGACTGAGTGGGCTGATAAGTATAAGATTCTTGAAGATCAACATAATACCTTGAATACGAAATACGAAGATGAAACAATCAACCGTGCAATTACAAATGCAGCATTAGACGGCGAAGCGTTTTCCCCCGAACAAATTGTCGCTGTGTTGCGCCCTACAACTGAGCTTATGGCTGAGTTGGATGATAAGAAAGAACCTACCGGTAAAATGCTCGTTATGGGTAAACATACCGGGGTAGACGAAGATGGTAAAGTAGTAACTGAAAATCTACCTATCAACGAAATAGTCAAGAAGATGCGTGAAGATACAAATAGGTTTGGTAATCTCTTCAAGACTAATAATACTTCTGGTATTGGTGGAGGTAATAGAGACAAAGATAATAGTGGTACGAAATATGATGGAAATATGTCCGCGTTTATGAAAAACCGTAGAAAAGGAAAAGACTAATGATGTATCAAATCAAATGGGTTGGAGCTAATGATGTAGATGCTTTGATTCCTGAAAAGTGGGCTATGGAAGGTCTTGCTATTTTGGAAGAGAACATGGTTATTAAACATCTTGTTAACACTGACTATAGTTCCACGATTCAAAAAGAGGGTGATGTTGTTAACACCCGTAAGCCGAGTACGTTTACGGCTGTGCGTAAGACTGATGCAGATGAAGTTACGGTACAGGATGCTACAGTAACCAATATTCCTGTCAAGTTGAATCAGCACTTGCACACTTCGTTCCTCATCAAGGATGGTGAAGAGAGTAAGTCCATGAAGGACTTGGTTGCTGAATTCTTGAGTCCTGCGATGTTGAGTATCGCGCAGCGTATTGACCGTATGCTTCTTGGTCAGTTCCCTCGTTTCCTCGACAACCAAACTGGTAGTCTCGGTACGTTGACAAGCACTAATGCGAAGACAAGTATTCTTAATGCCCGTCAGATCATGAATGATAATAATGTTCCAGCAGCGGGTCGTAATTTCATTTGGAATACTGCGTCTGAAACAGAAGTGCTAGATACGGATATTTTCTTGAGTGCAGAACGTGTTGGTGATGAGGGTTATGCCTTGCGTGAAGCAAGCATGGGTCGTAAGCTCGGCTTTGATCATTATATGTGCCAGAATATGCCGAACATCGCCACGGGTTCAACTACTGTAACTGGTGCAGTGAACTTGAGTGGCGGTTATGCAATTGGTAGCACTGCTATTGTGGTCGATGGTTTTAATGCTGCTATCACTGCCGGTTCGTATGCCACGTTTGCAGGGGATATGATTCCTCAGCGTGTTGTTTCAACTGTTGGTGCAGGTACTCCGACCACGATTACCATTACTAATGGTCTGACTTCTGCTATTGCCAATGGTGCTGTAGTTACCGTTTATACTCCGGGTGCTGTTAATCTTAGTGCCGGTTATGCGGTTGGTTATGGTGGCAGTATTGCAGTTGATGCGTTTACGGTCGCGCCCAAGACTGGTCAGATTGTTGCATTTGGTGCAAGTACTACGACTGATTATTACACAGTCATGGCTGCTACTACTACAGCGATTGAACTTGATCGTCCGTTGGATACACTCATCGCCAATGATGCTGCAGTTTGTATCGGACCTGCGGGAGAATACAACTTCTTCTTCCGTCGTAATGCTCTTACGTTCGTGAACCGCCCGCTTGCTTTGCCCCGCTCCAATACGGGTGCAGCTTCTGCGGTTATGGACTATAATGGTATTGCACTTCGTATTGTTATTACGTATGATGGTAATAAACAGGGTCACCTTGTCACCTGTGACACGCTTTGTGGTGTTGCTCAGTATGACAGCGATGAAGGTGGTGTGTTGTTCGGTTAAGTTATTAACTCAAGATGGGGAGTTTCGGCTCCCCATCTACTTTTTAAGGGTATAACTATGTCGGCTTATTTATACAAACAGACAGCACGGAAAATACTATATCAGTTAGCAAGACAGTATGGTACAGAAGTGACATTCTCTAGGATAACAAGCCAAACAGGTGATTATGAAACTGGTGATTTTACTTACACAGAAGAATCAGAAGTAGTGAAGCAAGGTATACTACTCCCTTTGACTATGAGTTCGGTATATTCGTATGACTTAACTTACTTAGCCGCCAATAAGAATTTCCAATATGGTGCTAACTATGACGCGGGTATGCGGTACATAATTATAGATGAACGAAAAATAACCTTTGACGTTGGTTTACAAGAATTTTGTACTGTTGAGGGGACTAAATATGAAGTCGTATCTTTTGAAGACTTTGCACCATCCATCGCTCGTATAGTCCGTATAAGATTGACACAGAATAGGGAATAACAATGGAAATATACCTGTTTATTTTTGGTAGTGCTTTCACAATTATCTTAGCTCTTATTGCTTGTATCTATAGTAATTTAAATTCCAATGTAAAACAATTATGGCACGTTCTTGATGAGATACGCATGGAGTTTGCTAAATTAAGTAAAGCTCTTGTTGAGCAAGAACTAAGTAATGAAAAACGGTTTGTAACAAAAGATGAGTGTGTTAAATGCCGTGAGGAGTAATTTAAATGAACATTTACATAGTTTTTGAGAAAGAATCTGGAAGCGCGGTATCGAGCCGATACGTTGATGAAGAAGACAAGGAAATTCTGAACGGTCTTGGCGTAGCGACTGCGGCGTATGACCCTGAACATCTAGGGATTGCTGACAATTGCGACATCACTGCACAGATTCACGTCACTAAAGAGCAAGCGGCAGAGCTATTTGGTTGCGTTATTATTGACATTGACCCTGATACAAAG